AAGAATCCCTCGAACTGGGGATTTATGGTCATAAACCGCCTCGCGTAGAAGGCGGGATAGTTGTTGTTCAGCTTGAAGGCGTCGCCAGTCTTGACGCCTATGTCGCGCTCCCAGCGGATGCGTTCAAAGATGGCCTTAGCCGAATAGTTTTTATGTCCTGCCCGAATCACCTCTCGAGTGAAAGCGCAGAACAGATCCCAAACTTCTGGGTGCTGCATGTGGTAGCTGTTCACCTGTTCGCGCAGCTCGTCCTCACGGGTCTTGTCGATCTTGATTGCTGGGCTATTCATGGATTTAGAGATATACCGTTATGGGATTAAGAAGTTGCCAATTTAGCCCCTTAGCGGTGCCGTGTCAACACACCATAAATTCAATATATAAATCGCTTAAAACGCCTTGATTATAAGCGCCATTAGTTGACAATGACCCCTGACAGAGCTGCGTCCGCAAACTTTCCTCCCTGCGGATAATGTATATGTCAAAATGGGACTCCTAAACCCGTGACCAAGCGTAAACGTTTAGCCTCGCTTCAGACATGAACCTGAGCGGGGCTTTTTTTTGTAATGGGGGCGGTGATGCAAGAGAGGCACAAAGGGCTCCTCGAGCGAGCCGGGGTATCGGGCTTTAACAAGCCAAAGCGAACGCCCGGACACGCGACTAAATCGCACGTAGTCGTCGCTAAAGAGGGTGGCGAGGTGAAGACCATCAGGTTCGGTCAACAGGGCGTCAAAGGCGCTGGGTCTGCACCCAAGACAGAGAAAGACAAGGCTAGGCGCAAAAGCTACTACGCCCGGCACAACGCCCAAGACAGCAGCCCATCAAAGCTGTCGGCTCGCTACTGGTCGCACAAGGTGAAGTGGTGATGAAGCAACAGACACTGCTGCAGAGGATGCTCGCAAATCTAGTGATCCTCGGGATCATCTGCCTGTTCTTGCCTATTGGCATCCTCACTGGCTGCGTGGTCGGACTGTCTTGTGCCGGCGGCTACATCACCCATATCTAACCAGTACCAATATCGGGACTGGTATCACTGTTGAGGCAAGTAATTATGCGATTAGCCGTATTGATTGTGGCTCTGCTGGTGCAGCCAAGTGTTTATGCACAGATCTATATTGATTACCCAGACGGTACGACTTACACGGTGAAGCCCAACGAGAGCGTCTATGTGACGCCTGCCGATGTATTCATGAAAAATGCGTACCGCGATGGTGGGGTTTACTTCAAGCGGATACACCCCAGCACCAAGCGTGACGCTGCCGTTCAGCCCCCGGGGGATGAGGAGTATCAGGTAGGTTCGCATGAGTGGTGCTTAGACTTTGACACTACGGCTCCGTACTCATTCGAGACAGCAAGCTGGCAGCGTTACTGCGACACCAACGGTGATGGCGTCTATAACGGTGACGACACCACGTATGGCGGCTTAGGGTTCGGTGGTTAGGATTTAGCTGTGCCGGGATTAATGAACAGGCCGGGGTTGTACGCCAACATTCACGCCAAGAAAAAGCGCATAGCAGCGCAAAAGGCTGCAGGCAAAACCCCCGAGAAAATGAAATCCAAGGGTGCCAAGGGCGCACCAACAGACAAAGACTTCGAGGCCGCGGCTAAGACTGCTAAGTAGTTGATGGATAAGGATTTACTGGATCGAATCAAGGGGTTCGAGGGGTACAGGCGGTACGCTTATCACTGCTCCCTCGGGCACCTGACTATCGGTTACGGCACCATGATTGCCGAAGGTGGGCACGGTGTCCCTGAGTACGTTGCGGAGATCCTGCTGCAAGATTACCTAACGACCATTCAGTCAAGGCTGAAGGTTCACGACTGGTTCAACGGTCTAAACACGCCACGGCAGCATTGCATCCTAGAGATGGCCTACCAGATGGGGGTAGAGGGCGTTCTCGCCTTCCGAAATATGATTCAGAGTATCGAGCGCAAAGACTGGCAATCAGCCGGTGTTCACGCCCTAGATAGCCTCTGGGCTAAGCAGACCCCCGTTAGAGCTAGGGATGTTGCAGAAAGGTTGGTGCAGGGCTGATGGAGCGTTACGAGTGGATGCGGCCCTATGCCGACACTGAGCACCAGCAGAGCGTACTCAATGCTGCCAAGGCTGGCGAAAGCATACCGGACATTGCCAAGACAATAGGCATTGCCGAAAGGTCAGTGCTCCGGGTGCTGGCAACGATCAAGCGCAAGGCTGCGCTGCAAGGCGTATCACCTGAGCACGGTATGACCAGACCAGCCCCTGAGCCATTCGCGGTAAAGGGTACGTCAACGCTCTATAACGGTGATGGCGAGATAAGCGCACAGTGGGTAAAGACTCAGGTAGATCAGGAGTCAAAGCTAAAGCTTCTCAAGGAAGTAATCTTTGACTCGATGCAAGACTTTAAAGGGGTATACAAGCCCCGGAAAGCACCAGCGAAAACCAACGATAGCTTGATGGCTTGCTACGTTATGGGTGACCCGCATATTGGTGCATACGCTCACGCTGCCGAAGCCGGTGAAAACTTCGATGTAAAGATCGCTAGAGAGGATCTGCTGAATGCGACCTCGAGACTGGTTGAGGTAGCACCTAAAACGGATCGAGCGTTGATTGCCAATCTGGGTGACTTCTTTCACGCGGATAATCGCAACAATACGACGACTCGAGGAACGCCGGTAGACGTTGATACAAGGTGGCCGCATGTACTGCAAGCTGGGTGCATGCTGATGGTAGACCTGATAACGCTAGCCCTCACAAAGCACTCTGACGTAACGGTGGTGAATTGCATAGGCAATCACGACGATCATTCGAGCGTAATGCTTAGCGCGTTTCTGGCGGCTTACTTTCACGAGGAGCCCCGGGTAAAGGTGATCCCCAACTCGAACAAGTTTAGCTACGTGCAGCACGGCAAGGTGGCTATTGGCTTCACGCATGGCGACACGGTAAAGCTTGCTGCGTTGTCAGAGATCATGGCAACAGATGAGCCAAAGCTATGGTCTGATTCTCAGCACCGATATTGGTTTACAGGTCACATACACCACACTACCCGGCAAGAGCTGCGGGGATGCGTGGTGGAGTCGTTTAGGACGCTAGCCGGGCGTGATGCTTGGCATACGAACGCAGGCTATAGATCGGGTCGGGATATGTTCTGCATTGTTCACGACAAAGAATACGGTGAGGTCGAGCGGTATCGCTGCGACATCCGAAGAGCCAGATCCGGTGGGTGATCTAATTGGAATTGAGGGCGGCAAAAAGGGCCAGCAAGTCACCGAGCTAGAGCTAACGATAGTTGAGTGTGGCAATTGCACCGGGGCGTTGTACAGCTGGAAGACTGACGAGAACAACAGCAAGCTGCACGTACTGAGCTGCGCTGTTTGCGGCTTTCTGTTTCCGATCACCGAGTCTGAAGAGTCAGATGTATTTGGCGAGTTCTTCGATGATGAGTGAGGAGCTGGGATGTTGGTATTGCTCTGGCACTTTGGAGTCCCTTGCGGACGCAGAGACAGAGACTAGCCATGAGTTTGTAAGAGCCGTGTATGTCTGCAATGAATGCGATGCGCGGTATGTGGCTTGCTATGACCCTGCTGAGGACGACAAGTAATGGCTGTAGGCACATTACTAGGAAGAATCTTTGGCTCTGAGAAGGCCATAGGAGCGGCTGTAGAGGGCATCTCCAACAGTCTTGATGCACTGGTATACACCGACGAAGAAAAGGCCGGAGACGCGGCTATAGAGCGTCAGAAAGCAAGGTCAATGGTCATTGAGTGGATGCAGTCCACCAGCGGCCAATCATTAGCGCGCAGGCTTATAGCTTGCTCAATTACGTTTATCTGGTTGCTTCAGTATGTATTCGGCTGGGTGATGGTCACAGCGGCGGTATTTAGCGAGCCAGAGATTGCCGCCAGAATGAAATAAGCTAGTGAGATCACCGCAGAACACGGAGACAGCATGACAGGAGCCGTAATGTTGATATTGAGTTTTTACTTTGCAGCGCCACACCTAGACAAGGTGGTAGGCCCAGCAATGGAACGATTTGCTAACGGGGGCAAGACCAAGTGAAGTTTTCTGTAGACCCCTCGATTAGCTGGGGCGATATCGTAATGACCGCAGGGCTAGTGTTCTCTGGGGTGATTGCATTTACAGCAGTCTCTGAAGGGGTTGCTCTGAATGCAGTTGCAATCAACGTTGTGGAGCGCGATGTAGCCACTTTGACGGTTGAGCACCATCAGCGGTTACAGCAAGAGAGAGCAGATCGAGAAACCTTGCGGCAAGAGATGCGTGAGGATCTAAGAGCGATCAGCGATAAATTAGACAGGCTTATCGAAGGGGGGCTTCGTGAGTAATTACAACACTACATACGGGGGCGCACTGCCATACTCAATGACGGCACCGAGGGCTCCGGCAGGTGCTTCTCAAGGCGCAGCAATGGCTGGTGGGCAAATGTTACCGGCTGCACTGACCCAAAAGGCACAGCAAACAATGAGCGTTCCTGCGACCCCGGTGAAAGGATTGCTCAAACGAGCCGCACCGAAGACAGCGGCAATGCTGAATCGACCCGGTATGCCCAACAGGTCAGGCTTAGATTTAACCTATGCCTAGGGATTACGATGATGATGATCGCTACGATGATGATAGCGAGCATGACATTGACGAGCCTGCCAAAAGGGGTAGGGGCCGTCCGAAAGGTAGCTTTAACAAATCATCCAAAGCACAGATTGAGTCTGTAACGGCCAACGGTGGACTTTCCCCGCTTGAATACCTTGCTTCGATCTACCAGAACGGTGGAGAAGATATACGGCATCGTATTGACGCTGCAAAAGCCGCAGCACCTTATGTCCACGCTCGTTTGGCGTCTACTGAGATTAAGGCGTCAGTGAAGGAGATCACCCAAGAGGAATGGCTAGCCAACTTGAACTAACCCGGCTGAAGTTAAAAGACGACTTTGAGTTTTATGCTCGAAACGTTTTAACAGTCCGGTCAAAGAGTGGTGAGATCAAAAACCTGCTACTGAACAAAGCTCAGCGTTACATTAACGACTGTATCGAAGAGCAGCGACGCCAGACCGGGCAGGTCAGGGCAATTGTTCTCAAAGGTCGGCAGCAGGGCGTATCAACCTACGTCGAGGGTCGGTATTACTGGAAGACCACGCACAGAAATGGTGTGAGGGCTTTTATCCTGACCCATGAGGCTGATTCGACTTCTGCACTGTTTGAGATGGTGGAGAGATACCACCTGGGCGCGCCAAGTTTTGTAAAGCCGTCTACTGGGGCAAGCAACCAAAAGGAGCTTAGCTTTGACAAGCTCGACTCCGGTTACAAGGTGGGAACAGCCGGGAACAAGAGTGTTGGTCGTGGAACAACGATCCAGTATTTCCACGGTTCGGAAGTGGCCTATTGGCCTAACGCTGCTGAACACGCAAAGGGAATATTGCAGGCTGTACCAGACGAGCCAGACACCGAGATTATTTTAGAGTCCACGGCTAATGGAGTAGGCAACTACTTCTATCAGCAGTGGCAACAAGCAGAGGCTGGCCTGAGCCCGTTTCAAGCCATATTTGTACCTTGGCACTGGCAGGACGAATACCGCAAGTCGGCTAAAGACTTCTCGACCACAGAGGAAGAGGACGGTCTGATAGCGTTGTATGGGCTTGATCTGGAGCAGCTAGCTTTTAGGCGATCTAAGATTGCAGAGTTATCTGCCGATGGCATAGACGGTATTTTTGCTTTCCGGCAAGAGTACCCAATGACGGCGCAGGAAGCCTTCCAAGTGACGGGCGGTAGCAGCCTGATTAAGCCAGAGCTGGTAGTGCGGGCTAGGAAGCACAAAGAGCTAGCAGTAGGGCCGCTGATTATTGGCGTTGACCCGGCTAGGTTTGGTGATGACCGCACAGCGATTGTTAGGCGTAAAGGCCGATCGGCTTACTACCTAGAGACATTTGAGAACAAGTCCACGATGGAAGTCGCAGGCATTGTTCACACCATGATTAAGAACGAAAAGCCAGACCAAGTTGCCGTTGATGTTGGAGGCTTGGGTGCTGGGGTAGTAGATCGGCTGCTCGAGCTTGGGCACGAAGACGTTGTTGCCTCAATCAATTTTGGCAGTTCGGCTTTAGATCCACAGCTTTATATCAATCGCCGGGCAGAAATGTGGTGGTTGATGCGTGATTGGCTAGACGGTGATGCGCCAGTAATGATCCCAGACCGGGATGATTTGCATACCGATTTATGCGCTCCGACTTACAAATACGACTCAAACTCTCGGCGCAAGCTCGAAAGCAAAGACGATATTAAGAAGCGCGGGTATCGATCAACCGACTGCGCTGATGCCTTGGCGCTGACTTTTGCAGAACCGTTGTCGCGTCAAGAATTTGAAATAGTAGAGCGGCCTTCGGTAGTGGACAAGGTTGCCGGATACTGAGGGGTTTTAATGCACGAAGAAGAGATGGAAGGGTACATCGGCGAGGCCATCGATCCGCGCCAAGCGGAAGAGGATGAGCTTGAGATAGCTGAGCGCCTGCATATTTTTGCTTCGCGTCTAAGCCGCTTAGTGTCAGAGCAAGTAGCCAAGCGCAGTCAGATTGAACAGCGCTGGCTGGATGATATCCGTCAGTACCACGGCGAATATGCCTCAGATGAGGCCACACGGCTTGCTAGAGCGAAAGGCTCGGAAATTTTTGTCAATATCACCCGGAACAAAACAAACGCCGCAGAAGCGCGTCTACAGGACATGCTGTTTCCGACTGATGACAGAAACTTTGGCATCTACGCCACTCCGGTTCCAGAGCTGGACTTTATAAGCCAACAGCAGCCGGAAAACGAACAAGACGCCAATACGGTGGAGATGGCTCGCCGAATCAACAGCCAGGCCAATGATGCGGCAATAGCAATGCAAGATGTCATCGATGACCAGTTGCTTGAGTCTCGATATCACATCAAGGCGCGGGACATCATCCACGATGCGTGTCAATTAGGGACTGCGGTACTGAAAGGCCCGGTAATCATTGGCCGGACTAAAAAGCGTTGGGACATTATGCCTGACGGTATGTCAGTGATGCAGGTTGTAGAGGCTCTTGAGCCAACGGTAGAGCGCATAGATCCCTGGGACTTTTACCCAGATATGTCTGCCAAAACGATTAATGAAGCAGAGTTTGTCTTCGAGCGGCGCAGATTGTCCAAGAAGCAGTTACGTGATATGGCGCGATTGCCGGGTGTATTGGTCAGCCAGTTGCGTGAGATCGTTAAAGAGGGTGCACAGAGCAGCCACATCGCCAAAGATTTTACTGACGACATCCGCAATATTACTGGGATTAATACGGTAGGCGAGGGCAATAAATACGAGGTATTTGAATACCACGGCCCTATCTCCAAGTCAGAACTTATTGACGCCATGCGGATGTCTGACGACGAGAGCTACGAAGACGAAGAGATCGACGAGCTGGACGATGAGGTAGAGGCCACCGTTTTCTTTTCGGGCAATCGCGTGATTAAGGTTGCGTTAAACCCGATGGATTCGGATGAGCGGCCCTTCTCAGTGTTCAACTGGGAGAAAGACGAGTCATCTATCTTTGGCTTTGGTGTGCCCTGCCTCATGCGTAGCGCTCAGAAGGTCATAAACGCTTCCTGGCGAATGATGATGGACAACGCGGGGCTATCCGTAGCCGACCAGCTAGTCATCAACAAAGAGCTCCTGTACCCGGCTGACGGGTCTTGGAATATGACGCCCAAAAAGATTTGGTATCTCAAAGACAAGACGAGATCAGTGCAAGAGGCATTTGCTTCGTTTGCAACGCCCAGCCATCAAACTGAGCTGGCAAACATCTTCAGTATGGCAAGGCAGCTTGCTGACGAAGAAACCAATTTACCGTTGATTGCTCAAGGTGAAATGGGCCAGCACACCACCAAGACTAGCTCTGGTATGGCGATGCTGATGAACAGTTCCAATATCGTACTGCGTAAGGCGGTTAAGAACTGGGACGATGACATTACCCGGCCACTGATTACTCGCTTCTACGATTGGAATATGCAGTTTAGCGAGCGCCCTGATGTGAAAGGCGACTTCAGTATCGAGGCTAGAGGATCGGGCGCATTGCTGGTTCGCGAGAAGCAGCAAGAAAACTTGATGATTTACTCCAACCTGTCGATGTCAGTACCCGAATTTGCCAAGCGCAGAGATTGGGCTGAGTTAGACAGAGAGATCGCCAAGTCGCTTGAATTGCCATACGACCAGATCACCTTGGATGACCAAGAAATTGCCGAGATGGAAGAAGAGCAGAAGGCCATGCAGGAGCAGATGATGCAAATGCAGCAAATGCAGATGCAGTCTGGCGGCGGCGCTGACCAGATGAAAGCAGAGCTGGCGCAAGTAGAGTTGCAATTGAAGTCTCAGAAGTTGCAGTTAGACGCGCAGAAAGCTCAGGCCGGAATAGAGCAAGATCAAGCTGAAATGATGATGAGAAGCCAGATCGAAGAGGCCAAGCTGATGCTCGAGAGCAGAAAGCTAGAGCTCGAAGAGCGCATTCAGCTAGCCCAGCTAAAGAACAAGTACCAAATGAGCAATGACCAGCTGCAAACCAAGATAGCCATTGACTCAGAGAAGATCCGCACGGATCGAGACAAGGCTGCGGCCACGACTAATGTGCGCCTAACGGACGCTCAGCTGCGCTCACGCAACATATCAAATGGGTTTGATACCTTCGGATGATCGACCCACATTCAGCAACCTGGAAAGCCATCAAAAAATTCATTGATGAAGAACGGCAAGACTGCATAGATTTTTTGATTGCTGATCGCTACTCAGATCGTCAGCGCGGTGCGTTGGCTTTACTCGAGAAACTGGAAGGCTTAACGGAAAGCCCACCAGACATTAACTAACTACCATTCACCAAGGGGCTTCGGCCCCTTTTTTGTGGCCGCTCGGTCGAGCCGCTAGGGATTTTTATGTCTGAAGAACATGCAGAGCAAACATTTGAGGACGCTTTTGATGAGCTGGTAGATGGCCCTCCATCTACTGAAACCGTTGAACAACCAATATCGGGAGATAGCGATGTACAACTACGGGAAGAAGAAGAAGAAGAAGTCCAAGCCAAAGGGCAAATAGAGCAAGACGAGGAAGCGCCAGAAGAAGATGCGGTTTCTGAGCTTGATGCGCTGCGGCAAGAGCTTCAACGCGAAAGGCATAAATACAACTCTGATCTAGGTAGGCAAAACGCCTATCAGAAACAACTTAAACAGCGTGATGAAGAAATCGCAAAGCTGAAATCAGCCCAGTCTGTCAATCCCGGCATGACTGATAAGCGATGGAATACGCTGAAAGAGGATTATCCAGATATTGCCGAGGGTACAACTGCCCTGGTGGAGTCCCTAAACCAAAGCCACGCTCAAGAAATTGCCGCATTAAAGCAACAGATTGAGCCGATACAAGGCCAGCTACATCAAACGTATGTGGCGCAACAATATCAAATGCTTGCCTCTGAGCATCCTGACTGGGAGCAAATTGCCGCCTCGCCGGAATTCAATCATTGGATTTCGACACAGCCGCACAATGTTCGAGAAATGATGGAAAGTGAGCAAGCGGGAGACGCGGCATATTTGCTGCGTGTCTGGAAGAACGAGAACGCTTCGGCAATTCAGCCGGACAACTCGGAGTTGAAGCAGCGTCGTGAGAAGCAGCTTCGTCAAGCACAAAACGTCCCGTCTAGGGGTGGTCGCTCTCAACAAATGCCGTCTGATGATGATTACGAGGCCGCATTTGATTACTTCGCTGAGGAAGACGCCCGCCGGAAATAACCGGCACAGGGACTGAATACCCGAACCACACCACAGCTAAAAGACGTAGCACAACATACGCCGCGAAAGCCGCGTTGTCGTTGGACTCCCTCAGAAAGCGAGGTGATCGGTCGAATTGATTTTTTAATTTGCCTATCAACCCCTATGAGGAGAATTTTTAATGGCAACTACTACTTACTCGAGCCTGTCGCAGCGCACCACTGCTTTTGCGGCTAAAGAAATGCTGGCTCACGCAGAACCTATTGCGTGTTTATCTAAGTTTGGAATGCTGAAGCCCATTCCTAAAAACAAGGCGAACCAGGTTAAGTTTCGTCGCCCCGTACCGTTGGCTGTAGCTACAACACCATTGACGGAAGGCTCTGCGCCAACCTCTTTGGCATTGGGTTACGAAGACGTATCGGTGACTCTGGCCCAGCTCGGCGCAGTTGTTGAAATAACTGACGTTGTAAACGATCTCGCTGAAGATCCAGTGCTGAAAGACGCTGCCATGATGTGTGGTGAGCAGGCAATGGAAACAATCGAGACGCTGATGTGGGGTGTACTCCAAGG